GCTTTACCTTGATTATTCAATGTCCCCTTACCTTTAAGTATCTTATTAAGCGAACTAACTGAAACGCCTTGATACTTGCCTAAATTAAGCATTTGGTAGCACTGCGTGTTACTTTCCCATATTCGTTTAACATTCATTGCTGAACTCGTTTGTGCTCGTGTAGCGTTAGCCCAACCCCAAGCATTAGATTTTTTCGGGTTACCTCTTGCCATTTGTTTATCCAGTGCTTGTTTGAATGTATAAGGACTCGTTTCTGTTATGATCTGCGGTTGTTTAGATGCCGAGCCATTATTAGCTGTTGGTGATGAGTCTCTTACATTCGCTATATCAGCGTTTTTATTATCTACCATAACTTTTATTCTAGATTTTGTTACTGTTGGTTTAGTTATAGAATTTAATAATTTTTCTCTGTTTTTAAATATATTAAGTAATGCCTTTTCTAATGCTTCGTATTTATCTTTAGGGGGAACACCGTTGTCAATCATATTCCAATTAACATGTTCCAACATCGAACGCCAAATGCTGTCGTCTACTTTTAAATTTTCAATACTTAGAGGTATCTCATATTTGGCCATCATATCTACAGCTACAACCATTGCGTGAATCTCATTAAAAATAAATTCATTTTTACTCGCACTATAATCTTCACATACGTCTATAACTATATAATCAGGTTCATTAGGAACTTCAAATACAGCTCTTCTAGGTGCCCAAATATTATGTCTGTCAACATAAAAGTGGGGATATTCTACATCCTGTTTGTATTTCTTCCTACTGTTATATAAACTTTCTACCGAGCTCATCGTTTGTGCGTTTCTAATCATTATTCCTTTAGGTTTTTCGAGTCGTCGATTACCTTCTACTATAAAGTGATAAATATATTCTGGATAATTAACCTCTTGGCTAGAAATAGTGTACTTTATAGTTGTTACATCTTTCCAAATTGGAACTTTTTTATTATTTTTTTCGTTATCATCACTATCATCTTCTGGTTTAGGTGCCGGCGTAGATTTCTCCGGATGATATGGTGGTCTAACAAAATATTTAACTCCTCCACCTGGTCCATCATGATAAGAGTGTTTGATTTTATACGGCGGACTTCCTGTTGCATTATTTGTATACCAGTTTTGATCCACACCATACCAATAGTCTTTTGTGCATGGCCCTACTACAATGTTCACATGACCTGCCCAACCACCAGTCCAAACACCCCAGTCGCCTGGTTGTGGTACAAAGTCTTTTGTATTTCTAATTATCTTGAAATCTCTACCTCTATAATTAGATTTCTGAGCCATAGCATCAGCATTTCCCCATGTTCTAAATCCCCAATATTTATCGAGTAAATAATTAGGTAAATCCCAGCATTGTGCTCCCATTCCAGAACCAGGTACATCAATAGCTATTTTGTTTTTAGCGATATATAACGCCCATTCAACCACTTCACTAGCTGTGGGCTTTCTATTTTTCGGATTAGGTAATCCCATGTATGCACCTCATTTCAATCAAAATAAAAAGCCAGTGCCGAAGCACTGACTCTTAACTGTTATTTACATTTACCAAACCAGAAGCACGCCCAGAAGCTATATCCTAAAATCCCTTTAAGCATGGTAATCACCTCCTTTAAATACCAAAAACAGTTCTTAGTAAAGCTATGACAATCGTACTGAAGATAGTCCCTATCAAACCTAGAATCCACATTTTCATATCACGTATATTTTTGTCGTTTTCTTTCTTATTTTTTTCGTCTATCTGTCTTTCCCTCTGGATAGCATCTAAAGTTTTATCTAATTTAATGTTAACTTGCTCTTGAGTTTTTTGACCTAATTTAATCTCATTGAGAGTGCTAAGCATTGTTTTATCATTCTCTTCTAATCTTCTAATTCGCCATTCATGTTCGTGCCGTTTGGTAAATCCAAACATTACGCCACCTACTTTGTGTTAAATTAAAAAGCCTCAAGCATTACACCTGTGACTTTTCATCTTTTGCCTCTGGATATTTTTCACCAGTGATCAATGCATATTCTTCTTTGTCGATTACACCCATGTCTACGTACCACTTAATTTGCTCATTTTTATAGCAACCCCACACATAAAAAGTTTTAATGTCTTTAAAAGTTGGATAAATCATCTTCATCATTTAAACGTCCCCCTCAGTACTTGTTTTGTTAGTTTTCAGTTCAGTCAACTGTTGTGTTAACATAGCGTTTTGTTGAGCTAATTCCATTGTTAATACGTTTACTTGTGCCACCTGCATTTGCATACTCGCAACCATTCCGCGAAGTTCCTCATCACTTAAATCTGACGCACTTTGTTGGTTTGATGCATTCGGTACGTCTTCTTTTTCGAAATTGCTATTGTATTTAATTTCGCCGTTTGTGAAAACAAACTTTCTAGGTTCGAACTCTTCTTTAAATTTAATAGGCACATTGTTATCATCTACATCTAAACTATTGCGTAAACCGCCAGTATTAACGAATCCGATAACTTCGTTTTTATCGTTTACTGTGATTTTCATTATTTCCACCCCATAATTTTAGTTATAGTAACTTTGTTGGCATTCGCTCCAGAACCTGATGTTTTACCTAAATCAAAGTACACATCGTTATCTATTCTTAAAGTAGTGCTACTTGTTTTGGATAGTAAGCACTCATAAATACCGCCACCGTTGCCGTCTGAGTCAACTACATTCGCTTTACTCAATTGAATCGCGTTAGGTAATGCAGTTAGTCCGAATCCCTCAATAACGCCACCTGGATAAGTTCCACTTACCAACAAAATAGAATAGTTTGTGTACGGTTCAGTTAGATTGATTGTTGTACCTACACCATTTGCGCCACCGTCGAACAATACCGTTGATTTATGTTCATTAGGAACTGTCCACTGTTGCTCAAGTCTGCCGTTTGTGATTGATCGTGTGTAAATCTTTTTAGAGTTATAAGGTGTGAAGTTAAATAGCTTGTTTGTATCATCTTTAACGAATACCGATAAATAACCCTCATAACTTTCAACACTACCTGGTAAATCCGGCACTCTTGTTGCATAGTAATTACCAGCAGTTAAATAGCCTAAATCGCCTTGCGCATTGTTTAAGTTAACTTGTATTGATTGACCGTTCGCCTCTGTCATCTTATGTTGTTGCCAACTCGTTGTTCCGAATTTATCATCTACATACTGCTTAGCTTGATTTAAAGCATTGTTAGATGTTTCTTTAACAAATTTCTTCGTTAATTCTTCGTCTACTTTTTTATAGAACTGATACCATGTGCCACCGATTTTATATGTTGTGTACTCATCATTTGAATCGTCTGGATACCATGTTGCACGTGCCGTACTATCATCAACAACATAGACAACTAACAAGCCTGATTTCCCTAAAGTATTCGTAGTTGCTGAAACTTCAGAACCATCATCAACGCCATCTTCTTTAGGCGTCTCTAAAGTGCCTATATCTTTAAACGAGGGCGCATCTGTCGCGCTAGTGATATGAATAATCCTAGATGTGTTAACTGCGCTTAAAACGCTATCTATGGACTGCTCAGACGATTCGATTGCTTTACCGTAATCATCAGTAATTTTAGACTTTTGCCAATTTGTTGTTGAATTACCTTTGATTAGGTCTGCACCATTGATTTGTTGTTCAACTTCGTTAACACGTTCAAAAATCGCTTGCTCTTTATCAATAATTTTCTGGAACTCGCTATTTATATATTGAACGGCTTTGTCTTGTGTTGTTGTAATCATCTGTACCGCTTCATTTTGTTTGATTTCTAATCTTTGAATACCTTGATTAATACGACTATCAATTTCAGTAACCAACGATTTTGTATCACTCAAACTTTTCTTTAAGTCCTCAACTTCTTCTTTAACACTTTCTGTTAAGTCCTGAATTGATTTGATATAAACTAGCTTTGTTTTACCGTCAAAATTACTAATTAGATCATTCTGGATATTGAAGCTAAATTGACGCTCTACAATTACGTTATTGCTACCGTTTTGAGTAAAATATGCTTGCGCATGTACTCGACCAGTGTATTTTAAGAACTCGTTTGGGATAACGTATTGCATTCGTCCATTAATTGCATCAACAATTGTAAGTTCATCACTAATATAAGCGCCGTGTTCATCGTCGAAGTTATCCGTCTTAAGCACAATACTAGTCATCGCATTATGTTTGCTGATTGATAACGGCTTATTATTCTTAGTTACTGCAAAATTTAAAACACCAGTTCCTCTATCTGATTCATAGAAACTGATGTTTGTGTCAATAACCGGATTATATTGTGATGTTGTTTGTAACTCGATTAAGTTATCATCTTTTGAAAAATTATCTACTACCATTATTCAACCTCCTTACCTTCTATTATGCTCCAACCACTATTACCACCAGTACCAAAGTTTCTAACGAAAAACTGGTGAGCAGAAGCAAAGTTATTACGTCTTAGCACTTGTGTTGTGTTACCCGGTGTATTTGATTTTACTTCTAACACCCAGCCTGCAATACCTTTGTAATCTTTAGGGAAGTCAGAAAAACGTTTTGATTCTTCAGTGGTGATATAGAAGTCTAAACCAACAATTTTTAAATCAGACAATTTCGTGATGCTCTTAGGGATATGTTCCCAATAGCCAGCACTTTGTGGGTTAAAATTCCATGAACCGTTGTTTTTCTTGTTAAAGATGTCGATAACACGTTCAAATTTGAGCATATTTCTACCTGTGCTGTTTCTAGTTAGTACTTGTCTTAACGCACCATTATAATGACCAGGCAGTACATCAAAGAACCAACCTGCATCTCTAAACGCTTTCGGTAACGGGAAATCTAACGCATTTTGTGTGTCTTGCGTATAGATATAGTAATGACCAACTTCCGTAATATCACTTAGATATGCTGGGTTTTGTATTGGTAACGGTTTAACACGTCCGCCTGAATCAGTCATCGATACTTGAGGTGCAATGTTTTTTAAGAATTGGTTAACACCTCTTTGGCCGATGGAATAAATTGAGTGATGTCTGTTGTTACCAGGTCCAATAGTTACCCCTATTAAAAGCGCTTTGCGTCCTGTTTCTAGATCGTAATACATATCTAGACCCTCAGCTTCTTGGAAGTCTCCTTTAAAGTTATTATTCACACCACCAATATCGATACGTCGTTTAAATAACAATTCTTTTGTTTTTATATCGAAACCTTGTAAGTAGTTAGGGTTGGCTGTATTCGAATCACCTGTATACCAATATAAGATACCTGCATCATAAGTGATACCTTGCATAGGTTGTGTATCTGAAGTGTATTCCATAGGTATATCCATTTGATACAATACTTTGTCTATACCTTTATCAATATCGTCAGCACTTCTAACCTCAACAAAGTTCAACGAATTCTTAAGTTGTCTTTCAGTGGGTTTATATTCACGTCTAAAAATCATTAAATTTTCTACCGGATTATAAATCGCTGACGTATATCTGTCGTTAAATATATTCGGCATGACATCTTGCATTTCATTACCATAAGTTATTTCTCCAGTTCTATATTGGAAACGTACAAACTTGTTGTTTTTGTTACTGTCCAATACAGCTGAATAAATCCATAATTCTCCATTAATGTATCTATACGCATTGTGTGTACCGTGACCGCCATTTTTAACAAGCAATCTATCAATAAATTGTCCGTTGGGCTTCAATCTAGATAACATGTAATGATTACCTGGACGAGCTTGCGTCATATAAATAATTTTCGTTCTAGGGTCTACCCAAAATGATTGCATTACTGCGTTAGTGTATGGCGATAAGTCAGTGATAAATTCTGGTTCTTGCTCTTTCGGTTCGAATCGATATTCAGTTGCTCGATATTCTTTGTAGTGTTCATCTACAGCTTTCTCGACTTTTTTAGTGAAAGCATCTAGTGTTGAATAATCATGATACAAACGATCTTGTAAAGTTTTGTGACCATAACCAGTATTATCAACACGTGCATCTGTTACTTCATTAATACCGTCGCCGTTATGACCTAGAATCATATTGCTAAAACGGCCATTTAGATATGTTAAAAAGTCAGAGACACTACTAGTAACTTGTAAGTGTTCATACTTAATTTGCTCTCCGTCATGTGCAAATACTTCTTTGTTTCTATGGTATTCAAGAGAGAAATTAAAATCAGTCAGCATGTCTGAAATAAGCTTGAAATTATACTCATTTTCATCTACATATCTGTAATCGAAAACTCTACTTAAGTCTGTAATTAATTTGTTATCCATGTCTTCCTCCTTTTCTATCCGTAAAACTGGTAATAATTTTTAATAAGTTCGTACATAATAACTTCATGACCCCTCTCGTTCGGATGCAATCCGTCTGGCATACTTGATTTTCTGAACGCTGGATTATATGGCTTAAAATAATCTGTATGATAGGCATCATATACTGGTACATCCAATTCACTACAAGCCAATATCTGAGCATTGACATAATCCTCTAACGTTAACCCTAGTTTGTTTTTATCCGTATCTTTACGACGTATCGTTGTGCCACTCATAGGACATTGTCTAGTAGCTGTCATAACAAGTATTTTTGAAGCCGGATTATTTTTCCGGATAACTTCAATTGCAGAACAAAAGGCACCGTAAAACGTTTTTGTATCCGTTTTATCAGTGCCTATCGGTACACCTGCCCAATAACCATGTAACCAGTCATCATCTGTACCTTGTAATATGATTAGGTCTCCTCTTATTTGCTCTGCTTGTCTATAAATGCTGTTTTCTACCGCTTCTTTACCTATTGGAACTGTTGCCATTGTAGCGCCACCTCTTGCAAGGTTGGTCGTTTTGGCTTTCAATTTCTTGCCTAACATTTCTGTGAAATTAGTTTTTGCGTGCGACCCTCTAGCTACAGAATCACCAATCGTTCCAATTGTTTTTACATCTTTAATGTTTGATTTATCTATAAAATCGTGAACGATAGTGCCGTCAGATGTAGTCACAGTTTTAGAGCTTACTTTCTGTTGTTTGTCTTCAATTAGATCAGTTCTACTCATTAAATCAAGTGTGGATTTAGCTATCGATGCAACTTTAGATTTTAAGTTTTCTGCCGCTTTACTAGGATTAGAAAGGTTAACATCGTTTAATCCAGAAACATAATTAGCAGCAGTATTTACTTTCTTCATATATCGTTGTTCTCGATTAAACTCACCAAGCGTTACATCTTGCTTAACAATTACATTGTTTATACCCCTAATCGTTTTAACTTGTACTATACGGACTAAATCATTCAAACCTAGTTTGGTAGATTTTATTTGTACTATGTCTCCGGGTTGTGGGTCTGCTTCTGGATATGATTCTCTTAAGACCAAAAAATCTAAAGACAAAGATTGTTTTAACGACTTTTTCAATCTCGATTGCAATTCTTTATCCATAGTTTCTTGGTCAGTCACTTTACCATCTTTAAATGGTTCTGCGTGGATATCGCCATATATCTCAGCTAATGCGCTTCTAGCTTCCATTACGAGCCCAGCGTGTTCGAATGTTTCTTCTCCTGAATAATTACCATATCCTCTAATGAAGGTGGCGAAATCACTTGCATCTTCCTCGAGTTTTATAGCGTTGGCGTTGACTTCGTCAGAAATAAAATAAGACGCTTTTTGATTTGCAAAAGGCGTCAATACAAACTTATATCTGTCTTTCTTTTTGTCATACGTTATTTTATATTCTAAACCGAAATGTTCTAATCCCTTTTTAAACATTTCTAACCTTGTATCGCCTTCACCACCATTTTCAAACTTCGAAGACTTAACCTTACCTTCGACTTCAAAAAGCATTCCAGTACCTTGAAACACAATGTTAAAATATCTTTCTACTGTAAAAGATCCTGTTACATTAACATAAATCCTATCAATCATTAACTTGTCTATAGGAATCTCTCTAGCAGTACATTCAACCAGTTGTCTGTCGCCTTCTGATTTCCTATCAATGACAGTTATTACATATTCTTTCTTGTCATTTTCACCTTCGACATGACTAACAATCCATCTTTTCCCTATAGCGTTAATAACTTCATAAGTATATTTATTTTCTAGAATATCAAAAGTTAATACACCGTCAGCATTAACTTTTTTTACTAAAGTTGTTTCTACTGGTACAGGTGCGCCATTACCTTTAGGTGGTCTTACAATTATTGTCATTCTGACACCTACTTATAATAAAATTTCAAATCAAACTGAACTTTTTGAACTGTTTGATTAAACTCAAATTTATTAGCTCCGTATTTAAATTTTGGTTGGGCTATGTTCGTTTCAGTGCTTATTTCGACACCGTTTTTATAAACTCGAAAGCTATCATAAACAATTTTGTCTCCAGCTTTTAGTTTAATCCCCTCAATTTTCATTATTTCAGCATGCGTTAAATTCCATACAAACGATTCTGTATCTTCGCCTAAAATAATTGTTATCTTTTTATACATGTTGAATTGGTCGTTAGGAGCACTACCATGATAGTAAACTGTACCTTTGCTCAAATTTTCAAATGTATACTTTCTTTTGTCTCCGCCTGCATGCCAATCAATATTAAAATCAAACGACCACAATCCAACCTTTTTGTTTTCTTCTAACTCTAGGCTTGTTCCAATACTTTCGCCGTATGGTAATTCTGTAGTTTTCGAATTTTAGTTCAAAAGAAACTTTATTATCTTTTTGTTTAGGGTTTATAACTCCGTTAAAAATAACTTTATACTGTTTACCATTTACATAAATTTGTTGATCGTGTCTTGAATATTCATAATCCGGGAAGTTGTTTTTATCTAATTTCACGTAATCATCAGAAGTTGGTTGAGTAAACCTGTAATTCAACTCTTCTTTTCTTCTTATTTCTCGTAAATACATAGGTTCTATGTCTGTCGTTAACCTATACAACATATCTCGCATATAAGCAATGTCTGAACGATTTTTAACTTTACAAAAACAAGGAACAACTATATCTCTACTGATATAATTGCTCCCCATTAATATACGACCGTTCATATTTTCTTTGTCTTGATACTTTGTGTTGATTTGCATGCTATCAATTACTATATCGTTAACGATAAACCCGTATTCACTTAATTTGATTACAGTACCATCTTTTTTTGTTAATTCTATGTCCATTTGTAACCTCCTTTATAAGTAATACTCAGAATTGCGTTTAGCATTTCTGCCGTTAACAATACTAGTAAGCGCATCGTTATTGACATCGAATTCAACTTTAACAGTTTTCATGTTCGGTGATGTTTCAATAGAATGTGTGTGTTGTACTTGCGCATTTATATTTCCACCTAAATTACTTAAGTTTCCTGTAATACTAGAAATGTCAGGTGCGTTTAATGTAGGTTGAAATGCATCAACTACTTTATCTGCAACATTAGAAACATTACGGATAACTTTACTTGAATGATTATCTATACCTTTAACGAAACCTAGCATTGAATACACACCAACATCCATGAATTCACGTGAAGGTGAGTGAATACCCAAAGCACTTTTAGCTGCATCTAAAGCTTTCTTAGCAACATTTTTAGCCGCATCTACTAATTGGCCAGCCATTTGTCCAATACCTCTAATTAAACCACGGATCATATCAGCACCTGCAGACACAAAATCTCCTATAAAGCTTTTTATTTTATTTACTGCATTTGTCATACCTTGACTAACTTTGTTTACAACATTAACGAATCCTTGAATAACTCTATTAACAAAGTTAATTAGCGTACTTGTTATAGTAGATACCCATTGCATACCTTTAGTCACGATGAAGTTCCAAGCTTGAGACATTTTGTCTGATATAGTTGATACAACTTGTGTGAATATGCTTACAACTTTATTCCAAATTGTCGTTAATATACCAGATAAGAAACTCCAAATCGTATTCCATATATTAGAAATAAAACTCCATGCCGCTTGTAACGCAGTAGATATAGTTGTAGTGATAGCGTTCCAAACCTTAGTTGCCACAGTAACTATAGTGTTCCACAACGTTTGTAAGAACGTCCAAATAGCGTTCCAAATTGTCATTGCGATAGTCATAATTGTGGTAAATACTGTAGTTATTACAGTGACTAACAAATTCCAAATCGTAGTAGCGATTGTAATTATCGTGTTCCAGATTGTACTTAAGAATGTCCAAATAGCTGTCCATATCGTCATAACTATTGTCATTATCGTCGTGAAAACAGTTGTGATGATTGTAACTAAAAGGTTCCATACCGTTGTTGCAATAGCGATAATTCCATTCCATAACCCTTGTAAATAAGCGGCTATTTGATTCCAAACAATCATTATAAAATTGTATACATTAGTTACTGCTGTAGTGATAGCTTTTAAAATAGCATTCCATACAACCGAAGCTACAGTTTTCAACACATTCCAAACTGTAACCATAAACGTTTTTATCGCATTCCAAGCATTTATAATAAAGTTTCTGAATCCTTCATTTTTATTCCACAATAAAACGAATATAGCTATTAATGCAGCGATTACACCGATAACTATTGTTATTGGACCACCTAAAATACCAAACACAGTTACTAGTCCTGTGATAGCATTTCTAATTAATCCAATCTTACCGAATAACAATTGGAATATAACTGATATAATTTTTAATGGTCCTTTTAATAACATGAACGCACCTTTTAAAATTGTTAATCCCGCTCTTAATAAACCGAACTTACTTACTAACGCAATGATTCTACCTATTAATCCGCCACCCATAAAGTTAGATACAGCAAGAATAATCGGTATTAAAAATCTAAATGCACCAACTAAAGTTATAATGACACCAACTAATTGTGCTGTAGCTGGATGCGCCTCAAACAAGTTAGCTATCCAACCAGTTATTGCTACTGCAACGCGTAATACTGCACTAGCTATAGGAGCCATCGCTGTTGCGAATGCAACTAATCCTCTTGCAATGTTCCCAATTAATTGCATTATTAGTGGTCCATTAGTTTGTATATAACTGACAAAGTCTTTAAACCCTTGAGATTGTCCTACTTGTTCAGACCATTCCCTAAACTTAGCTGTCATTTGTTCAAGAGATTGGAAAATGCCAGTTGATGATCCACTGAATGCATTCATCAAATTGTTAATTCCAACGAAAACATTTTTAAAAATATTACCAATGATAGGTAAGTTTGTTTTTGTGTATTCAATAAAACGAGTTATCGAATTTTCTCCAGCTGCACTATTAGCCCAGTTAGAGAAAGATTGACCTAATCTATCCAACCAATCAGCCGACCATTGAAACAGTGGTGCTAATTGTGTGAATACATTGACTAATCCATCACCGAAACCGCCTGCAGCACTTAATAGCTTGTTAAATACCGAAACACCAGTTGTATTCATCATGTTGAAGAACCTTGATGCTACACCGCTATTTTGAGCCCATTTAAACACACTTTGAGACGCCTCTTCCATTCCTCTTGAAATACCACTAAAAAAAGGTTGTAAGCTCTGCATTGCTGTTTTAACAGTATTTAAACCGTTTGCAAGAGTTGTGAATATAGCGGATTGATTTTGCTTTATAATATCAGTCCATGCTGACTTTACGCCATCTAAAGCTTTTTTGTATTCGTTTGTTGCTGAGCTAGCTTGTAAAGTGCCGTCACTAAGCATCTTTATAGCGCTGATAGCCATTGCGCCAAATGCTACAAAGCCAGCGCCGGCTATTGCTACCGCACCACCTAAAGCAAGTACACCGCCAGTTAACACTTTGATAGCGTTTAATAGCGCAAA